TTTTCTGCGCATATGCCGTGCAGTTTTATTTTCACACGAAAAATGATTTCGAATCATCCGAATGTGCGGTGATTCTATCATTCCAAACTTTTTAGATTTATCCAGAAAAATACGGTTCAATTTGTTTCCATTTTGATTAGTTCCACCAGATTTTTGATATCATAACTAGCTGAACTTAAAATTTTTTCAGATTTCTCACATATTTCCAAAATCATTTCACAATTTTTAATTTTGTTATCTATTTCAAAAATAGTTTCATGATCACTTGCAAGTTTTTCGGCAGCAGGAATTGATAATCTAACAGCAGATTCACGATTGATTTCTTCAACTATAACTTTGATCATGCGTTTGCGTTCAACGTATAAGTTGCCTATTTCCATTTTAGTTTTGATATAAATCGTGGCATATCTGTGTTTAATGCTAGGAAGCATTAATTGTTTTTCTTTCAAATTCAATTCATCAAATTGCAAAAATTGTTTTATTTCTTCTAATAGTTTTTCGGGTTCCATTATTCATAAATACTTTATATGGGTCTTTTTTCAAATATTTTTAGTAAAATCTTAAATGAAGATAATACAGCAGGACCGGGAGGTGTATTTGGTGCCGGACCTAGCATAGGAACTATCTTTAACCCGCCTGGAACTATTTCTAGTGGAGATGGATATGCACCGGGTGATGCACGGATTCCTTTTGCTTTTGGATCTTGGAAAAAAACCAAAAAGGGTAAAAGAAAAAAGAAAAAAGTCCTGATTCAACGAAGAAATCTTAAATGAATGATTATGGTCATTGGATTTGTGAAAAATTTGAAGATGAAAGTTTCGGCTTCATTTATTTGATCACCAATTTAAAAAATAACCGAAAATATATTGGAAAGAAACAACTTCAGTTTCGCAAAAAAAGAAAACTGAAAAGTCGTAAAAATAGTAAAATAACATATTCTGAAAGCGATTGGAAAACTTATACAGGAAGTTGTCGCGAACTGAATGAGGATATTGAAAAATACGGAAAAGAAAATTTCAAATTTGAAATTTTAAGGTTTTGTAGAAGTAAATGGGAACTGGCATATGAAGAAATAAAATTGCAAATTCAAAACGAAGTGATAAAAACTCCAGAGTACTACAATGGAATCATTAATATTAGAATTGGAAAACCAAAGGAATATTGGTTTAAAGATGCAAAAGAAGGATAACATCGTATTTGTCGATTTCTGGGATGCGTTTTCAAACAAAATTGAAACCAAAATTCTAAATTCTTGCCACAAATACAAACTACTGGAAAAACCTTTGAGTAAAAACAAGGATGCCAAAAATATTCTTGTTTATCAATTGGCTAATCTGATCCTTTCAAATTTTGTAATCAAACGTCAAAAAGAAGATATTGTTTTTGTGGTAAGCGAACAACCTGTAAAAGACTTGGAAATTGCAGAACATTTTGACCAAAAAGAACTGTATACTGCTTGTCTTAAAATACTGAATAAATTTGAAAAATATCTAAGCTTTACAGTGATTGAATATGAAGGTTCGTTTCTGGAATTTAGTAAATTGGTTGTTTCAGACAAAATATTTTATAAAAAGATTGCCAGTAAAATTATAAATTCATTGTTAAATCAAAGTAGTAAGAATTTCAGCATGAAGAACATACACAAGATTTTGAAAGAATATAACCTGTCTAATTCCGTTTTAAAGCGTAATTATGCTATGAAATTAGAATAAATACTTTTATGCCTCGTTTTCATAAACTACTTGAACAAGAATATCTTAAATTGGACATTAAAGGTGATGAATTAAATGATATTCAAAAAAATTTAATTGATAAAATGGTTTCTTCCGGAAAAGCCAAATATGAAGGAATGGAAAAAATGTGTGGAATTATTAGTTATGATGTGGATGGAAAAAAAGGAAAATATAAAATAGATCAAAAAGGTGCTGTTACTCCACATGCTGATTCTCAAGAAGAGGAGGAAGATCAAGAATCATCAACCGGGGGTTATGATCCTAAATCCATGTCTCAATCTGACATAGGCGTTCTTCGTACATTAATGAATCCTCAACAGAAACGAGTTGTGGATACTGTAACACAAGGAGTGGTTAATGCTTTTGCAAAATATGCTGATACTTTAACAAAAAAATTAACAACAACATCATGAAATTCGAACAAATTTTAAAAAATAAATATTCTCTTTTAAGCGAAGCTCCTCCTGCTGTTTTAGATGCTCCTGAAACAGAAACACCAGAAGCTGCTGCTCCTGAAGAAACTTCAGGGGAAAATCCACAGCTTGAAACGCAAGGTGTTCAATATCTGGTAGATCTGATTCGCAAAGCTCTTTTGATTGATAAATTAGATGATCGTGAAAAAGCCGATTTGATCAATTTAACAATTGATGCAAAAAATGCATTTAATAATTTAGAAACTAAAATTTTACCAATCCTTAATAAATATATTCCTGAAACTACTGCTTGAAATTACGCTTTTACATGTAATATAAATTTATGGCCAAACCTATTAAGTTTGTTGCAGCGGGAGATATACACGGAGATGAGTCAGACCCAGTTGCATTAAAATGTTTGTATAATTTTATGCGCGATTATAAACCGGATCTTACGGTTTGTATCGGTGACGTATGGGATTTTCGTGCCATTAGAAAAAATGCGAGTGCTGATTATGAAGAAAGTCAAAGCATGACAGAAGATTGGGATGCTGGAAAAGATTTCTTCAAAAAGTTTTTTTCATTCGGTCAAGAGCGCGTATTTCTACGAGGAAATCACGATGAAAGAATTTATGATCTTTTAAGTAATGCAGGAAGTGGCTTGAAAAGGGATTATGCATCACAAGGAACAGAAGAAATTGAGGATCTTGTTAAGAAATATCGTGTTCAAATGTTTCCTTATGATTCCAAACAAGGTGTCTACAAATGTGGATCCCTTTCATTTGTTCATGGTTATGGACACAATATTCATGGTTCAAAACAACATGCAGACACATACGGAAATGTTTTATTCGGTCACACACATGCAATCGATTATTTCAGAAGTGTGAGTATTGATGTCCGTGAATGTTGGAATATAGGTTGTCTTAGCAATCTGAATCCAAGTTACAACAGGAATCAAATGCGTTGTTTAAGATGGCAACATGGATGGGCATTTGGTCTTATTCATGGTGATGGAACCCATGAAGTTTATCAAGCAAAAGAGCGTAATCGCAAATATATCATTCCTACAAATATAAAAGTATATAGTTGACAATCGTTTTGTATCCGATATTATCGGGTTATGAGTAACAAGAAGTTCAAAATAAAAAATCTTCAAAAAGATGATTGGGCTAAGTTTCTTTTTCAAGAAATGCGTAAAGACGAAAATCTTCCAAATGGTCTGGGTTGGATGAATATAAATCAAATTCATAGGGCTACCAACAAATCGCTACATGTGGTTCGTCTTGTGATTTCTGAAATGATTCAGAAAAAACAATGCGAAATGTTTGTTGGTAATGAAAGATCGGAAAATGGATATATTAAAAAAGCTGTCTGGTATCGTTTAAAAAATGATACTTGGAAAAATATTTTTAAAAATAATTCGTATAAAATCAAAAAACAAAGAATTCCAAATGGTAAAAATTGGTTTACTGTAGGTGAATTGTCACAAAAAACAGGTTTAGCCAGAACAAAAATTTTAAGACTTATTAGGGAAAATAAATTAAACAAACAAGTTCAAATTTTTGACGGATACAAATACGATAGCAAAAGAAAATTTTTAACTCGTAAAATCTGGTATAAATTATGTCTAAATGGGTTAAACAGTTAGAATCCATAGTAAGAAAAAAAGAACTTAGACCATCTGGTAATTGGAATACCAGATTGGAAATCATGGACATTATCAAATGCAGTGGAAATACGTCTCTTAAATTTTTAAAATGGTGTGAAGAAACAGAAAAAATTAAAAAAAGTGTAGGAACATCATTAACATGTAGGAAATCTATTACCAGTAAAATTTTCTATAACCCACTTAAAAAAAATTGGCAAAATCTTTACTATGATTATGCTAAAAGCCGTGAAAAACTTCCTGAAGGTAAAGATTGGAAAACAATCATTCAGCTTTGTAGAGAAATGAAAACTAATCAAGAATCTACTCGACGTGCTTTAGATGTTTTAAGAAAAAATAATAAACTAGAAGTTTTTAGAGGTAGCATTGTTGACCAAACCGGACACGTAACTTGTATAAAATTTTATCGTCTTAAAGAATAGTTTCCAAAACACGTAAAACTACCTTTTTACGAATATCCGGTCCTTGTATACCTCTTAAAAACGTCAAAAACTCGTTTAAAACTTTCTCTGGATCGCTTTTAACAACTGTTGGCATGTCGGCAGCTGGATTCAAAGCACTGTTGGCTTGAGGTCCTAGACCTAGATTTTCACAATAAAGATCACCTAATTTCTTAAGATCATTGCTCATTCCCATATAAATATTTAATAAAACATGATATCTTTTAAAAATATAAAAAGTCTTTTAAGTGAAAAACTTATTTTGAAAAAAAGACCAGGTCCTGAAGGAAAGACTATTTTTATAGCAAGTAGTGATCTTGCTGATCCTAAAGAAGCAGGTAATGAAACTTTTAAAAACAAAGACTTTATCAAAACGTTAGGATTTAAATGGAATGCATTGGAACGCCGATGGGAAACATCTCCTTTAGATGAAACTCAATCTAATGATTTTGTAAAAAATACAATCAAGAAACTAAACGAATTCAATAAAGAAGAATCTTCTGACACAACCGTTTCTGAATTTGGCGGTGAAAATTTGGAAGATCGATTCAAAAAATTTGTGGAACTTTTAAAAAGCGGTGTTCTAAATGTTAAAAATAGCAAAGAATATCAAGAATATGTTCAATTCCAAAAGCGTTTTAGGAACTATTCTTTCAACAATCAAATTCTTATTTTTCTTCAAAGAAGAAATGCTTCCCGAGTAGGAGGAAAGAATATGTGGTTTCGTCAGTTTGGTCGGAAAATTAAACCAGGAGAAAAATCCATTCTGATTTATGCACCAATCATGGTGAAACAAAAAGATGCAGATGTGACAGTAGGAGTGGATCCCACTAGTGGCGAATCTTCAAAAATCATGCGTTTTCGTTTGGTTCCTGTATTTGATATTTCCCAAACTGAAGCTATTCCTGGAAGAGAAAAGGAAATACCTGAAGAAATTCAATGGTTTGATGATGCTCCTTTGGATGAGCGTATGAAAACCATATTCGAAGCTGTAAAACAATATGCCAAAGACAATAATATTGTTGTAGATATAAAAAGCGAAGATGAGTTGGGCGGTGCTCGAGGTGTTAGTAAAGGTGGAACAATTGAACTTGTTAGTGAAAGTCTAAGCACACTAGTTCATGAAGTTGCTCATGAAATGCTACACTGGAAAGATCGGGATAATGTCCCAGAAAGAAAAATCCGGGAGCTTCAGGCAGAAGGAGTGGCTAATTTTGTTCTGAGTGAATATGATATTCCGGCACCTCATACTGAGAAGTATTTGGCTCTTTGGCAGATTGATCCGGAACATATAACCAGCAATTTTAATGTTATTAAAGATACTGCAAAAACCCTTATAGAATATATAAATAACTATGTGGAGCAAAAAAACACAAATATATGAAAAACATTAATGTAGAATATGATATGGATGAAAATGATCTGGATATTATTTTAAAAGATATCGTTAAAGAGCATAAGAAAAAGCCATCTCTTGCATATATTTTCGAAAATTACAGTCAATTGCTTTCTGTTTTCAGACCTCATGTAATCAAAAAGACTTTGGACAGCATTCCTGAAGGATATGAATATGCTCCAAATGAAGGCGAAGAATCAGGCACTGCTGTATCTATGAGTCCAAAAGCTGCTTTGGATAAAGCAAAACAAGCAATAAAAGATTTAGAAAAAAATAATCAGGAAAAGACAAAAATAATAGATGCCCAACCCGATTTAATCAATTTGCTTCTTCAAACCAGAAATCTATTTCCTTACAAATTTCGAGGAGATAGTGAAGTATTGCAATTTATAAAAAATGCTATTGGTCCTGAAGCGTTTAAACTGGCATATCGTGCCGAAAAAGAAGTTAATCAATTTGAAGATGAGCCACATGATATTGAAAGTGATCCTGAAAGCATGAGAGAAGAAAGCAGTTTCAGTAATGCTTTTGACAAAATCATGAGCAATTTGAATGAAAATCATTCTCCTGAAGGTGATGATGAAGGAAGAATGGCACTTTATCAATTAAAGAGCATGCGGGATAAAATTGATCATATGATAGGAATGATTCAAAACAACGATCAATTTGAAGGTTGGGTTCAAAGCAAAATAACTCTTGCTGATGATTATATTACTACCATATCCGATTATCTTGAAAATCTTAAAAAAGAAGAAGATCAGTCTGAGGATTCTGAGCCAAGAGGTTCTGATGATATGAGTGATGATGCAGAAGCTCTTGCCAGTGCAGGTCATGGTACAGATGAAGATTATGGATATTACGGTGGGAACGAAGACAATGAAGAAGTAAAAGAAGGTGTTGTTATGGAAAAGAAAGGTGCAAGATGCACCAAGGTTACTGGCCAACAACAATCTACACGTTCTGACAAAAAATATATGCGTTGTGCACGGGTTGATGGAAAATTAAAGAGGGTTCATTATGGTGATCCTAAACTTCGCATCAAAAAAAGCAATCCAAAAAAACGCAAAAGTTTTCGGGCCAGACACAAATGTTCCAGTGCAAAACCTGGCACAGCCAAATACTTTAGTTGTAAAAATTGGTGAACAAAATGAACTTCAACGATCTAGTAAGTCAGCTTCTTGAAGAAGCCACCAAGAAAAAAGCCAAACGAGATGCTTGTTATCACAAAGTTAAACGTCGTTATAAAGTTTGGCCTAGCGCATATGCCAGTGGAGCTTTGAGTAAATGTAGAAAAGTAGGATCAAAAAACTGGGGTAAATCCAAAAAGAAATGACCACTTTGTTTGACAATCGAATACTTGAGATCATAAAGGAAGAATCTCTTCGAGACTGGTTTGGTCACAACAAAGGCAAAGGATGGATAGATTGTAAAACTGGAAAGCCTTGTGGTCGTCAAAAAGGAGAAAAACGTAAAGGGTATCCTGCTTGTCGTCCTACCAAAAGCATGTGCAGCAGCCGTAAGCGGCTTAAAAAGAGTGGTAAGCGCATTAGCTGGAAAAAAGGCGCACCCGCCAAATAATTAAATATTTTTATGAAGAAAGGTATTTGCAAGCTGGCTCCTAATGAACTGCATAAGGGTGATACTATCAAAAATACCAATCCAAGCTGCAAGCATTACAAAAGCAAAGGAAAGGTCACCAAAGTTACCAAAATAAAAGGTAAAAAAGGAAACATTGTAGGCAATAAAGTTGAATATAAAGCCACCAATGGTGGTAAAAATTGGAACAAAGGTGACAAGCTGGAAAAAACAGAAATTCAATTGAATAAGGAAAGCTTTAAACCTTTTCGTTTCTTTTTTGAAAAATTTCAATATCAAACCATAGGTTTAGTTGAAAAGGTTTATATTGATGGTCTGGGAAACGTAGATGCCAAAATCGATAGCGGAAACGACAGCAACAATGTGCTTTGCGGTGTAAATGCCGAGATCATTGAAAAGAATGGCTATAAGTACGCAAAATTCACAAGTGTAAATGATGTAGAACTGACCAGACCTCTTCTGGACATGGTCAGCATACATATCGGGGCAGGTGAGCAGGAAAAACGTCCCCTAGTGGCATTAGACATCGTTTTTGGGGGTGTCTTATACAAGATGGTTCCTTTCAGCATAGGGGATCGTACACAAAACGATCAACCTGTTCTTATTGGTAAAAAATTTATTTCACAATTAGGTATTGTTATTGATGTGAACAAAGAATATGTATTGCCTGCTTACAATGAAAAGAAAGGGCAATTTAGCGAAAAGCCTAGCTTGAATTATGTTGCCACACCTCCAGCAAATGTTGGTGGTGGAAATACTGTTGGTCGGGACATTGCTTAAATTTTATAGCCCATCAGTTCCAAGCATTGATCCAAATTGTAATGGTCTATGCGATCCAAAATGTGGCTAGGTGCAAATCTTGGTTCAATATCAAATCTTAATCCTGTTTCCTCTCCTGTATTCAGAATATCATCAACAAAGTCCATAGCCCCGAATTTTTTTAAAAATCTGTAATACGGGTCTTTTTCATAATCCGTCTCAAGTAAAACCGTATGTTTACAAAATACACTTGCAACCATTGTTAATGTTCTGAAGCAACTAACACTGGAAGGTGGATTAACCAACTGTGCATTTATAATGATATGCACATAAATATTTACTAAATAATATTGTGAAATTTGAAGATAGCATTTTGCAAACAATTACAGAGAAGCTAAAGCTTCGCCGCATGCGTTTTAAAGTTGATCCAGCCATTAGTAATCTTGAAGATTTCGACGGAAACACCAGTTATGAAGGTTATGTTTTGAATGAGAACGATGGTGTATTGAATATTCTTGTTGTGGATCCTAACAATCAGGTTCGTCAAACTGCTGTTTTTGCAAAAGGGTTAAATGTTCTTTCAAATAATCTTAATGAATTTAAACGGAATCTTATTCGTTTGATTCTTAATAAAGTACCTGAACAAGTTTTGCAACAGATACAAAATTCTTCCACATTTGATGAAGTTGAATTGTTGGCCAAACAAAATGGAGGAACAGATGATGATATCAAAAATGCATATCGTTCTTTTAATACAGAGTCCGCATTAAATGAACAAGGACCTTTAGGAAAAGCTGCGCAAAAAGCAACAGATACTCTTGCTTCTGTTGCAAGTAAAATTCCTGGAGCAAAAAGCGGAGGACTTGTTCGCAGAACTCTTGGCAAAGCAGCAGACATAGGAAAGGATGTGGCATTTGGTAAAGATGCTAAAACCCTTGGTCAAAAAGTTGCTGGTGCATATAATATCATGGGTCGAATTGGAAAAACACTTCAAAAAACAAAAACAGGTGATTTTGATTTCAAACAAAGAAGCAGCATGTTTCATAAAGATCGTCCTCGTACTGGTCAGCAATTCAGTATTGAATATGATAAGAAAGGTGTAAATCACGTTATTACAGGATCTGTACTGGGTGATAAGCAATCAGGAGGCGAATCATTTGTACAATTAAAAAATGTACGGGTAAATCCTCCTTTTGAAGATTATGAAAAGGTCAATTCGATTCTTGTTAAATTTGGTCTTGGTAGTCCTTCTGCAAACTTTTTTGTTTATGATGATCAAAACAAATTAAAAGATCAATTTTCTGCAAAATTGCAATATGATAATACAACAAAATCATGGGAAGCAAAAGAATCTGATCGGGTTGTTCAAATCAAAGATGATCAAAAAGCTGATAGTGCTGATCAAAGTAAAGCCGGTTCTTTCCAATATGGTGGAAAATATTACACTCCATTATCAACAGAACCTGTAAAGATTGATGGTAAAGACTTTATACCTGCCCGTTTAACAGATCAACCAACACAAAATCCTGTTCTTATTGATGTTAAAAAAATACAAGCATAAGGTAAATAAAACTATGGAAACAATTAATGAAAAAAAGATGACTTCAGCTCAAAAAACAAAACGCGAAAAGATTGTTAAAAGCATGAAAAAAGGATTGAAGGGCATGAAAGAACGCTATGGAAAACGTGCCAAAGAAGTCATGTATGCTACTGCTACCAAGCAAGCTATGAAAGAAGAAGTTAAGTTTGATGATCTTGTAAACCAACTTCTGTCTGAAACATATCAGTTCAAGAAATAAACTTGACTTTTTTTGTCGAAAAATTAAATAAACTTGGTTAAATCCAAGGACATTATATATTATATAATATTAATAATACTAATATAAAGTAATATAGATAATATATTGATTAATATAATAAAGATATAAGATATACTATATGATATATAAAATTAATGAAATATATAACAAAGTAAAAGATAAAAAGATATCACTTAAAAAGATAAAGGATTTTTTCTCACTTGGATTAGAACTGGGAATCTTCAAAGTTTCAGGTAATGAAGGGGGTGAAATCATTTATGAAAATCATGACAATAAAAGTTCCACAAGCAATCAAGTTCTTTTGAATGAGCAAAAAAAGGAAGAACCTAAACCTGTTCAACAACAGATCAATCAAGATGGTCCAAGACCTGCACAAGTAGGAAATAAGATAACAAGTGGTTTTGGCAATCCTTTTGCTGGAACAAGCTGGGGAAATTAAATGGATTGGGTTGAAAAAATACCCGATATTAAAGGAAAACAGTTTGAGAATAAAATTCTCAAACAACTTTCTCAGATTGTTCAACAGTTTGATCCTCCAGAACCAGTTATCCCTAAAAGCAATTTAAAACAGGTAAGCTTTGAAGATGCAGTAAAAGAATTACTTCAATTACAGGTTAAAAATTGATAAATAATATTGATGGGAAAAAAGAACAAGCAGGCTAAAAAGTCTGCAAAAGTTGCCCGTGATGAAGATGGTATTATTCGACCTGATATTTTTTTAAATTTTAGAATCGATCAAAAGTTTCATCTTAACGATCATCACAAAGCTTTTGTGGAAAAAGCCATGGAAGAGGATTCTCAGATCCTTTTTTGTGACGGTCCAGCCGGAAGCAGCAAAACATATCTTGCTGTTTTTGTTGCTCTTTCCATGCTGAAAGAAAAGAAGATAGACGAAATTGTTTATATTCGAAGCATTGTGGAATCAGCCACCAGAAAATTAGGAAGTCTTCCTGGTGAAGTAGATGATAAATTTAAACCTTGGAGCATTCCTTTGATAGAAAAATGTGATGAACTTGTGGGCAAACAAATCACAACCATGCTTTTTGAAAGCAATTATCTAAAAAGCATACCTGTTAATTTTCTGCGAGGAGCCACATTCACAAACAATGTTGTTATTGTGGACGAAGCTCAAAATCTAGAACATAGTGAATTGGTAACAATTCTTACACGTTTTGGAAAAAATTGTAAATTATTCATTATTGGAGACAGTCTTCAATCTGATATTCAAAAATCAGGTTTTGAAAAAATTATGCGGGCTTTTGATACCGATGAAAGCAACAAAAACGGAATACATGCTTTTCATTTCACTGAAGAAGACATTACACGAAGCAAGCTTTTGAAATTTATTGTCAAAATAATTGCTTCAATAAAAGTAAAATAAATTATTGAATAATAAAGGCATAAGGTAAGATAATCTTATGCGTATAGCTGTAAGCGGTGCAGGCAGGTTGGGTAAAACCACATTTGTTAATGACTTTATAAAACAGTGGCCTGAGTATAAAACCCCGGAAAAAACTTATAGGTCTGAAATTAAAAAGAACAAACACAGTCAGAACACGGATGGCAAAACACAATTGCGGGTTTTAAACCAACTGGTTGAACAGGTTTCAAGTTATAAAAAGGATGACAATGTGATTCATGATCGTTGCCCTTTGGACAATCTTGTATACAGCATGTGGGGTCATGAAAAAGGAAACAAAGGGTGTGATCCTTATCTGTTGGAAAAAACCATTCCATTAGTCATAGAAAGCATGCGTTCATTGGATATTATATTTTTATTGGTTACAAGTCCGGCAAATAAGATTGTGTTGAGGGAAACTGACACCAAAAAAGATTTGAAATATCTGGAAGAAATAGATGTTATTTTCAAAGAAATTTACAGCAGATATCGGAAAGATGGTTGTTTTGCATTTTTTCCAAAAAATGATTCTCCGGCAGTTATTGATCTGCATGGATCACCTGAAGAAAGAATAGCAATTGCCAAGCTTTATATCAATCCAGAAGGCGGTTCATATGGTGAAGATCAAGCCATATTCAATCCACAAGATCTTCTTAAAATGGAGGATCTTCTTAAGGATCAAAAACAAGCTTTGGCAGCAGAAAATAAAGAAAAAGAATTATACCGAAAATTTGGCATCTAATATTCCATCCCATTTTTGTAAATATTACAAATGGGTCTTATTGTAAATTTTAGCGATTTTGAAAATAAAACAGGGAATACCCTGTCAGCTTCTGATTATCTTGTAGGTTTTACTTCAGATCCTGATCGTGAAATAAAAATATCAATCAATGATTTTATATCATATATTGAATCTAGCAGTGCAAATGATTTATACACAATACTAAATCAAAATAGCGGAAAGTGGGATAGTGTTTACATTTCAGTAAGTCCTAACAGTGGATATTGGAATAGTGTTTATACAACAGTTAATACTGTCAGTTCAAGTTGGACAACAGGCGGAACAAGTCTTTTGACAGTATTAAATTATCTGTCTTCAAATCTGGTTCTTTTGAGTGCAGCAAATGTTACCCAAAATGTTGTTGTTTCAGGAAATGTTACAATTTTTGGAAATCTCACAGCTCTTGGCAACACAACTTTTACAAATGTTAA